ATCTCCCCTATTTCCATGGCCAATCTAGTGTCATAATTTCTCCTATTTAATGCGCCTATGAGACCATTCACAGTGGGTGGTAGTCTGGCATTGAGACCCAATTTTAAACCTTCAAGTGTTTCCACAGTATGTGTATGTTCATTGAGTATCATGTTTTCAGATTCATACTCTCGTCTAGTTTGGTCGTACCTTGAGGATGTAAGAGAGGATTCTAGTAGAAATCGAATGTAATTAAGAGACTCAACGGCATTTAAAGAATTGGCACGTATTGATGAAATCCTAGTTCCAATTGGGCTTATGATTGCTGTGACTGGGTCGATGACTGGTATGCCCAATAACTCAGGAGGTAATTCCCATATTAGCTGTTCATTCTCCAAGTCTTCAGAAAATGAGTAACATGACCACAATCTGTAAGCATCCAAAACAAAAGTCATCAATGTCAGTCCCAGTATGGAACATAAGTAATAACTACCACCTCTCCTATAGAGGTCATTACATTTACTGATACAGGAAAGTAAATCTTCTCCTATGTTTCCTGAAGTTTGAAGAGATGAATATGCTATACCAAATTTCCAGACTGACACTATAGGCTCCCCATTTAGTATGAAGAACCCATTCATTTCATTCCCTTGAGAAGAGGCTGTGAATTTGCCCAAATTCTCTATCAAACCACCAGAGTAATTGAATCTGCTGATGAAATTCTTTATGCCATTATGAACTCTTTTAGAATCAGATTTTGGATAAACTATGCAAGTCAAGCTGTCATCACTTGTTACAAATGTCCTCCACCTCCACTTCAAATTGTCCTGTATGAATTCTGATGCTAATCTTGACAATGCTGCATGTTGTATGCTACTAATTATCCCACCAATCCCTTGACCTGCCATACCTTCCACCGGTTCTGCAAAGAAAGACCCAGATGGTCCATAAGCATTTCCTGTGTAGAATTGTGCTAAAATCTCATTCATCACGCTTGATGTAAAGCCATGCTCATACACAGTCTGTTCTTTTGTACGATGTGCT